AAGATATAAAGAAACTATACCTCTAACTATTAGAAACGGATTTAAAGCGTGTGAAAAAATAGGTATAGCAACAGCAAAAAAAATTACAGCTGAAGCAAGTATCAATCACACTGATAACAGACTTCATCTTCCTATTGTTGGAAGAACTGACCTTCACTTGGAGGATTTTAAATCATCCGAGCAATCTGATGGTGCATCTGCTTTCCATAAGAGCAGCTCTGTTCTTTCGGTCCTAGAAGTGAAAACTGTGTGGGATAAACCACTGAAGATAAAGAAGGATGGTAGTCGTAGTTTTTCATCTGCTAAGCTACCATCTTCTCCTTCATTAAGTCATCTCAGACAATTAAGTTTTTATGCGACTAATTTTTTTTCTCGTTCTCCTTGTAGTCCATATTTAATTTATTTGTCTGCGGATGGCTTTGAGATTTACACCAAAAATAACTGTGGTGATTTAGAGGAAGCAAATATTAAAAATTATTACGAACAATTAGTTAAGAAATGTATCAGAAGAGAAAGATTACTTACTAGATATAGCCAACTCAACGATAGAGACGCAATCATTGAAAATATAATTGCTGATACTGATCCTCAGTTCGATCATCCATTTTATTGGTCGATTGGACACGACTTTGTAAAAACAGCTAAAGAATTATGGAGTAACACCAAATGATGCCTACTCCACTACAGACTTTAATTACATACACAACATTAATCATAGGAGGTTATTACTTATGTCTAACGATATATTAATTAAAGCTATCAGTAATTTTAAGCAAAAATATACTGGTGGAACAGTACCTATTCATGGAAAAGAATATGTTTTAGGTGCTACTAAAATTGCTCTTGCTAGACAAGCTTTAGGTAGTGAACTTGATATAGTTACTAAAGTTATTCAGCAAGACGATAAACAAGTGATGATGCAAGCCGATATTTACATATCAGGCAAGCACGTTGCTACTGGTACAGCTCAAGAGTTTCGAGCTGCATCAAGAATTAATCAAACTTCATACGTTGAGAACTGTGAGACTTCAGCGATTTCTCGTGGTCTTAGTATGTGCGGTTTTATTAATGACAGCGTTGCAAGCGCTGAAGAAGTAGGAATTGCAGTAGCTAATCAGTCATCTGAATTAGATAAGGCATTAACCGAGCTTGATAAAGTCTCTCATCTTGGTTCTTACAAATCTTGGTTAACTAACAATCAAAAATTAATGCAGACGGTAAAGACTAATAATCCTATTGCCTACTCTTTCTTTTTGGAAAAGTTCAACAAGATCAAAAATAAACTAGAGACTAATGGAGTAATAAAAAATGGCTGAAGAACAAGCTAAAGAACGCAAATCTCTTGGCGTTGTATTTCCGAATACAAATAAAGAGAACAGCAAAAGTTACGATCTTAAAGGAACTGTAACTACACCTGACGGTAAGAAATATCGGATTGGTGCTTATAAAGCTGAAGCTTCTGGTACTGGAAAACTTCCTAAAGGAAGTACCTACTATTGGATGCACAGAGTAGAACCATTGGAAATGAACCAAGCTGGCGAAAGTTTTGATCCAGCTTCGTTGGAGGCGTAATCATGGATACGGATAAGTTTAAATCGATTGCGTTGAATATGGATACCTATAACAAGCTTAGAGAATTATCAGATAAGCAGTTTGAAATGCCACAATCAATGGCAAAGACGGCTGCTTATTATATTCAGCAAGCTCACAAAGACTTTTCAGAAAAGAATAAGAATGGAAAATCGAGAGCAAAAGCTTAAAGAAATCCGTAAATCTAAACAAGAAGAATACGGCACTGATTTTGGTGTAGCAATGAACGACATTGGACACCTATGGTCGGTTCTTCTTGGATTAGATGCAGCAATACCTGGTTATATGGTAGCCAATATGTATGTAGCAGCCAAGCTATATAGAACAAAAGAAAAATTCAAAAAAGATACTTACGTTGATGCAGCGAACTATCTTTATCAAGCAGAAGAAATGCACAAAGCAGAAGAAAAAATATTTAATACAGATGGAATAGTTAAGGATCAGGTTGATGGATAACATAATCAAATTTCCTAATACAACAGAAAAAGAATATGTAAATGGCACTAAACTTGCCAGAGAAGCTTTTACTAAAATGAAAGCTACAGAAGAAAATCTTAATTGGAGATTAAATTTTAACGATTGGAAAGAATATAAGCTAAGTGAAGCTGATGTTGAGCAAGTAGCACTATTTGGTGAACACATGAAGTTTGCACCTATAGTAGCATCAAGGCTAGCTTCAAAGTTAGCTGAGGTTCTTTGTATGGTTAGAAATTACAATCCTTATGATGAATTAATATGAGCAGAAAAAGTAACGATACAAATTATTTAACTTATGTGAGCTATCAGGCTTTTAGTTCTGATATGCCAGTCCACCAAATTAACGATAGTAAATGGTGGCTTAAGTATGAAAAAAAGCTTCCAGCGTTCTTTATTAATGCTGAGAAGGTGTTCCGCCAAATGCCAGCGGAATGCTTTTATTTAACCGCTGAACGATCAACCACTATGAATATGAGTAATTGGCAAAAGCAATGTGAAGATTATTTCGGCAAAACTATAGAGGAAATAAAATGCCTGACCATAAAAGAGGATCAAAAAAAACAGAAGCAGATTTAGCTTTCAATTCTGTTGTTGGTAGAAATATAAAATACCTAAGAAGAGCAAGAAAGCTTAACCAAACAAAAGTAGCTGATCATTGTAAAGTAAAATTTCAACAGCTTCAGAAATACGAAAAAGGATTAAATGGATGTAGCGCTTTCCGATTACATCAATTAGCTAAATTCTTTAAAGTTGGATTAGATGTCCTAGTTGATCCCAATATGATTACAAAACATAGAGGATTTACTGGAGATATGGATTGGCTTGATTACGAAATAGAAATTGACCAAGCATTAGAAAAGCAAGCTTTAAGAGAAGAAATTAAAACTGAGGAGACTGTTAAATGTCCGTAATCAAAGCAGATAAGGTTGAAATAGAAATACAAGAGCAAACTGATCCAGAGGCTGCTTGTCAATATATGACTGTTGTTAGCTATCAACCTGAAGGTTTGTTAAGCAAAGAAATAATTACTCTTGTTTTAACCGACACCAAACCGTTTATTAAAAAAACGATAGACTTAGGTAATCAAATTAAACGTAAAGAAGAAACGGTAGAACTACCTAAAGATAAAAAAGATTGGTTTGTTGGAAATAATATTAATGACAAAATATATACTGGCTCGTTGGATGAAATAAAAAATAAGTTAAAAAAAGACGAGGATGGTGGAAGATATTATAGAGGCAAGCTTACTCCAGACGGATTTTAATGTCTAAAATAATAAAAACTACTGAAGGTGATGCTCACTTTACATTAAAGGAAGAGTATGCAGATGAAGATCAAGCAATCAAAGGAACAAAACCTACTGACAGCGAAGTTACTATTGATGAGCTTAAGATTGAAAATATTAAATATAAATTAAAGGAGGTATTAAAAGATGGCCAAACTGGACCAAAAGCTACTGAGACTAGAGAAAAGGCATAAAGGTTTATCAAGAGTAACAGCTAGTATTAATGATCTTTATATATACGGAGTTTATGAAAGTAATTTTCCAGCACTTATGGAAATACTTAATGAAGCTAAAGATGCTTGTAAGGAAGAGCTTAGAGACACTCATGTTGAGATTGTAGCAGCTAACAAAGCTAACCTTGTTACTGACACACACGCTACAGAAACAAAAATAGAGGATGACTTTGCATCATGACACACGTTGGAATGTTTGAGGAAGCCTGGCTAAATGATGAGAACAAAGCATTGAAGAAAAGAATAAAAGAATTGGAAGGAATAAATAAGCAGCATCAAAAACTGAATGGTGAACTGCAACAAGAAAATAAAAGATTGAAAGAAGATGTAGATAGATTGTCTGAAGAAAGAGATAATTTTGAAACATTAGCTAAACAAAAATAATGACTTGTCCAGGTAAAAAGAAATACGATAAACAAGTTGATAGATCACCAAGATTAGAGAGAGATAACTTTATTGAAGATCATTCAATGATGAAGAAAGGAACTGCTATGAGGAAGCAAATTAATCAATATTGGAAAAAAAGAGCTGAAGAGAAGGAAAGATACCGCTTGAGAGCTACGCAGATTAACAAAAGTTAACCTACGCAAGCTCCAGTACCTATTTAAGCAACAAATTTTTTAGGAAAAATAACGATATTTGAATTTGGCAAAAGTCTTTTAACCTTTTTCCAGGTAGCTATTTCGCCAAATGTAGTGTGTGAATGAAATTGTTTTCCAAGTTTCTTTGAATAATATTTAACAGCTGAGAAGTCTTTAATTTTCATTAGTAACTCCGCTAGTTAAAGGTATAGCATTAATCAAAGATTGATCTATTTTAGCTTCGTGTTCAGCACCACCTCTTAAATTTAGATGCTTACCATATCTTCTTTTAGAAAATTTAGGATCTTTATGACCAATATAATTACACACAAAGTTGTCAGTTAATGGAACATTAGAGTTTTGTGCATCCCACAAACAAGTAGCAGCAAAGTGCCTAAATGTTTTAGTAGGTGCAGTTCCAAAGATAGACCATTCAACAACAACTCTTTTTTTATTTAATTTACCTTTTTCTCCAACTAACCTTACCTTTGCAAAGCCTAAATTATGATATGCTAAGTTAAGCATTTCTCTAATTGTTCTATCGCAAACTGGAACTATATATTCTTCGGTTTTCATTAAAGATGGAAATACCCAAGATATTTTGTGAGGTGTAAAATGTCTTGTATGTTTAGCTTTCCATTGAACTAGGATTGGCATTAAGTTTGGATGAATACGATAAGTTCTTCTTGAACCATCTTTTTTACCATAACCTTTTTCAGTACCAACTAAAGTTAATTCAACTGTTATAGTTTTATTAATTAAATCAATAGCTTTCCACTTAAGACCTCTTAACTCCGACATCCTCATTCCTGTAAATAAGAATAAAGCAACAATGGTAAAGTTCATCCAATCTTTAGTTAATGGATTAATTTTTTTTGTTGGATCAAAGTAAGCCATTAATCTTTCAGCTTGTTCTAGAGTAATCATTGGAGTTTCTTTAGATTGCATTTCTTTAGGATCAACTGGAATTAACTCTTCTTGATCTCTACATTTAAAGTCCTCCATTGGACCAATAGAAGTAATATAATTTTTTCTTTTGGCATACTTTAAAGCAGTCTTAAATGTCATAACAATATTTTCAGATTGTATCCATGACACGCCTAAGCTTATTAACTTTGTAAAAAAATCAACAGCAACACCTTCAGTTACTTCATTAACTAAAATGTTTGGATCAAAGTTAGGTGCAATATGCTTTCTATACATACTCATATATGGCTTCATGGACATATACTTTCCGCCTAACCTATCGTTCTCTCCAATTGCTATTTTATGTTCTGCAAATTCTTTATACAAATTTACAAAGGTTCTTTTAGAAACAAGAGCATTAGTATCAACAGCTTTAGCTCGTATTTTTGCTCTCTCTAAATTAACCTCACTCTTTAATGTAGATTTAAAAACAACTTTATATTTACCATCTACTTTTAAAAGCAGCCTATGATATTTACAGCCACCTTTAGGTTTTAGTATTTTTGTTAACGGCATTAACATATCCTTTCTTTTTTAGTTTCTGAGGATAGATATGCAAATAAAGTTTCCAAAAACCGCATACAAGAATTTGTGTTAACGATTAACATTTCGTTAACATTTTTTTCTTTGATGTTGTGATTTTGTAGGATTGGCAATGATTAAATAACCAAGTATTTATTAGATTATTTATATCAAGGATTGCATATTCTCTCATTGATAGAGAGTATTAATGGTTTAGCAAACCAAAGTAAAGTATTAATTGGCAAGCAAATACGCCACTTTCTCACCTTCCATTAACATAGCATTAACATTTTTAATTATTTTATGCAAATTGATTTGTTTTTTAGAAAATTTTTACAAGCGATGTTAACGATTATAGGAGTGTCTTTTATTAAGAAATTGTTTTAAATCATTAAGCTTTTTTATAGCTGTATTTTTGTCAGCAAGCTTTGTTACTTCTATTTTAGGTTTAGCAATTAAAGAAGATTTTATTTTTAAATCTTTTATATACTCATCCATACAATCTTTTTCAGGCTCTTTTCCTGGAGTATGAATTTTGCAAAAGATTTTTCTTTCAGCATTAATGACGTAAGTATCGCTTTCTTTGCCATTTAATATTAACTCGGTTTTACACCAATCGCATTTCTTTGCGAATATAGATCTTTGTTTCATTGATAAAAATTGAAAATAGGTTTATAAGATTAGCAGCTAAATAATGTATCGCTGGAGACGTGGGTGAGCCTGGTTTAAACCAACTGGTTGCTAACTAGTCGTGCGGAGAAATCTGTACCATCCGTTCAAATCGGATCGTCTCCGCCATTATGTTAGCTATCTCCTACTCCACTTAAAAGTTTGTTTAATACCTTTGTTAATTTTATCCTTACCATTTTCGCTAGTAGAATATTCAACGGTAGTTTGATTTGGTTCTACATTGTAAGTACAACCAAGCATATTAAAACCTATAAAAATAAAGAGTACGGTATAGAATATTGCAATAGACCAGTATCTCATTTATTCTTTTTCTTATTTTTTTTCTTTTTCTTTTTTTTGTTTCCATCAAAAGTATTCCAGCCTATTTCCTCAACATCCTTTTCTACTTTAGAAACCTTCTCTTTTAGTAAAACTATATCTTTAGATATTGAATAAGTTTCCTTTAAATTCCAACCTCCAAGAGCTAGCAAGATTGCTATAAGTGCAGTAATTAATTTTTCGTTCATTAATTAGTATAATCTCCATACTTATCTTTAATGATTTTAACAACTCTCATTCTTCCGTTATCATCTTCAAGAATTGCATCTACTTTTCCGCATTGCATACGAACATTTTGAGGATTAACTGACCGTTCAACTTGCCTTTTTGCTTTTAAGCATGAACTCATCTTTTGGTCTTGAATATAAGTATGTTCTATAATTCCACCTTGATAAAACATACATAAAACTATCACTCCACTAATGACTGTTTCCATTTTTTCTAACCTTGTCTTTAATTATTTCCAATTGTTCCATTAATCTTTCCACGTCCTTTTGTAATCTTGATATGTTTGTTGCGTTATGTCTGCTTTCTTTTAATTCTTCTTGAATATCCTCTATATCTTTAAGAGCATCTTCAATTAATAAGAATTGTTCACTATCAGCTGGTAAAGAACCTAGTTCTCCTCTTGGCCACTTAATGGAAAACTCAACAGCTTTTTCTAAATCTTTTTTTATTAATGTACTATCTGTTTCTAATTTTCCAATTCGCTCAACTAATCCGAAATAACTCCAAACTCCTATAGCCACTGCTCCAACAATGCTTATAAGATTTTTTATAGGCATACTTACGCCAGTTTCAGATGATACCTTCATTTCTTTTTATGTTGCCTCTTTTTATGTTTATTCATTGTGGACCATTTGATCCTGGATTTGTTTGCGGATTGAGAAGTCTTTTTAAATTTTGATCTGCTCTCGTGTTCTTCTTTGGTTAAAAGACTTTTACCTTTTTTCTTACTCACTTCTTTTTACGGTTCATCAACTTGTCAGAAACTCTTGAACCAAAGCTTGCTGTAAATACGATGATTACCAAATACCAAACACTGTCAGGTAGATCATTTATGATGCTAACCCACTCTCTAAAGTTCTCTCTAGTAGATGGAAACCAACCAGTAGTAAGCATTCCAATTAACCAAAGCATTAAGATTTCATCTTTATAAGATTGATCCTGGCTTTTAATCCTAGTTATATCGACATCTTTGGCTGCTTCTATTTCAGCAGCTCTTATTACTTTTTGCTTTTCAGCTTTATGTTTAAAATGATCAGTTGCTTTACTAACAACCATTTTAGTTAATGGATTATTAAATAGTTTTAATAGGTGTATCACTTTACATACCTATCAGTTGATAAACCTAAAATCGGTTTGTATTCCGTTTTTCCAGTTTCAGGATTTTTAATAGCCATTAAATATTCTTTTCTGTTTGAGTTGATTTCAGGATTGTATGAGCAATGTACCCAGCCTGAGTTAGGTTCTCCAGGTTTGAAATATTCAAGGATCAATTGATCAAACATTAAATTTTCTTTTATCCAATCTGATACTTCGTTATTAGGTACAGAAAAGATTTCAAAGTCAGCAGCCATTCCTTTGCAATGTTGTGATTTACTTGAGCTGCCAATCTTCTTTGATAAGATTTCATTTCGATAACCTGATGAGATAGTAACCACTTTATTAAAGTGATCTCTAACTGGCTGTAATACTCTTTCGCAAAGTAGTCTTAAATTCTCTACTTCACCTTCACTAGGATTATTGTCTAAACCCATACGTTCAGCAGTCT